ATGTAGTAGATAAAACCGATACATCGTTGCAACAAATTATTGACAATATTGTTCAATTATATTTATCCACGCTGTATAAATTGCGATTCTTAGCATAATGGCAATAACAGTTAAACATTCAACCGCTGCGGATGGCACTTTTAGTGCTACTGGTGCTACTGCTTGGAATGCTGACCATACTTTAGCTGGTCTTGGCACAATGGCAGAGCAAAATGCCAATAATGTAACTATTACAGGCGGTTCTATTACAGGCGTTACAGGTGTAGGCACAGTAACTAGCGTTACAGGTACAGCACCAGTAGTTTCTAGTGGCGGCAATACTCCAGATATTAGTATGGCTAAAGCAACAACTAGTGTTGATGGTTATTTATCTGCAACTGATTGGACAACTTTTAATAATAAAGGTAGTGGCTCTGTTACTAGCGTAGCAGCCACAGTACCTAGTTTTTTAAGTGTTACAGGTAGTCCTATTACTACAAGCGGTACTTTAGCTTTGACTTATAGTGGCACTGCTTTACCAGTAGCTAATGGCGGCACAGGACAAACTACTGCAAGTGCAGCATTTAATGCTTTAAGCCCTTTAACTACTGCTGGTGATACTTTATATGGCGGTACAAGTGGTGCTGGCACTAGATTAGCGATTGGCACGGCAGGACAAGTATTAACAGTAAATTCTGGCGCAACTGCTCCACAATGGTCTACACCAACAACAGGCACAGTAACCTCTGTAAGCGGTACAGGTACAGTATCAGGTATATCACTAAGTGGTACAGTTACTTCTAGCGGGAGTCTTACTTTAGGTGGTACTTTAGACCTTTCTAGCCCGCCAACAATAGGTAATACTGCACCCAATACAGGTAAATTCACTACCCTAGAATCAACTGGTACAGCATCATTAGGTACAACTTCTACTACTTATGTGCAAGCTATTGGCGATGCTTCTTACCCCGGAGTTTATGCAACTGGTGGTACAAATACTCCTTTAATCCTACAACCTTTAGGTACAGGCGCACTACAAGCACAAAAGACTACTTCATCAGCAACAGGCGGTAACGCTAGGGGTGCTAATGCGGTTGATTGGCAGACAAATAGAACAGCAGCAACACAAGTAGCTAGCGGTTCTTCTTCTTTTATTGGTGGCGGCGTAAGTAATACATCATCTGGATTTGATGCTGTTGTATGTGGTGGTTCTGGTAACACAGCTTCAGCAAACTATACTTTGGCTGTTGGTGGATTAAATAACACATCTAGCGGTTCAAATTCTGGAGTTGTTGGTGGAAATGCAAATACAGCCAACGGATATTTAAACTTTATTGGTGGTGGTTATCAAAACTCTGGAACTACTGGTAGTGCTGTTACAACCAATACCACAACAATTGCAGTAACTGCTAGTACTACACTTTACTTAACATCTACCAATGCTAACATTAAAGTGGGTCAGTTAATTACTGGTACTGGTATAACAACTTTTCCTTTTACCTACGCAACATCAACAGTAACTACTGGTACTGCCGCAGTAATGAATACAAGTACCATCTCTGGTACAACGCTAACTGTAGGCTCTTTAGCATCAGGCACAATTATTGCTGGTCAGGTCTTAACTGGTACTGGAGTAACTGCTGGTACTTATATTGTTAGTGGTTCAGGTCTTTCTTGGACAGTATCTACATCACAGACTGTTGCATCTACAACAATTACTGGCACAGCTTATACATTTACAATCAGCCAAAATGCTACAATTGCTGCTGGTGTTACTTTATCTTTTTACACACCTCATGGTGTCGTAGTCGGTGGTGGTAATAACCAAGCAACAGGCTCATATAGCTTTATTGGTGGTGGTGGCGATGCTGGTACTGCGGTTAACCGAAATGCAGCAAGTGGAGATTATGCTACTGTAGTTGGCGGAATAAAAAATTTATCTTCTGGAGCAGGAGCTTTTATTGGTGGTGGCGGTGTAGCTTCTACAACATTTAATGGAAACACATCTTCTAATCAAAGTAGTTTTGTTGGTGCAGGGGTTGCTAATAATGCTTCTGCAATTTATTCAGCAATAGCTGGTGGTAGTAATAATCAAGCTAATAGTGCAGGAAGTTTTATTGGTGGGGGTTATTATGGAACAACTAGAAGCATTTCTGGTATGCAAGCTATGTCAGCTTGTAATACTCCAGTTGCCGCAAGTGCTGGAATAAACCAAGCCGCATTATTAATTCTTGCTAGACAAACTACAGATGCAACTGCCACAGTATTAGCTTCAGATTCAAATACTCCTGCTGGAACAAACCAAGTAATCCTACCTAACAACTCTGCTTATTACTTCAAAGTCAGAGTTATTGCTGGTGTAACTGGTGCTGGCGATACAAAGGCTTGGACATTAGAAGGTGCTATTAAGCGTGGTGCTGGTGTAGGTACAGCAGCTATTGTAGGTACAGTAACAACTACAGTAGTAGCAACAGACACTGGTGCAGCAACTTGGGCAGTAACAGCCACAGCAGATACAACCAATGGTGGATTAAAGATTACAGTAACAGGACAGGCTTCTACAACAATTCGCTGGGTTGCTAAAGCCGAAACAGTAGAAATGACTTATTAAAAAGGAAAAATCATGGCATTAAAATTATCAGTAGCAACTCAATTTGGTGTACCAGCAGAAGAAGCCTATGCCAAAATTACTAACTTTTATGGCACTAAAGACCAATTACAAGTCCAAGTAGCTATTTACTTTAATAAAGATGCAAGACATCAGAATATGAGTACAGTTAAAGAAAATGCTCACTATATTGCTATGGAAGATTTAAAAGGCGATTTGATTCCAGCTATCTATGAAGTATTAAAGACTATGGCTGATTACCAAGGTGCAGTAGATTGTTAACATGGGTAACTTTTTTGGTGGATATTTCTTTGCAGGCGGGTTTTTTGGTAGTATTATTCAAGCAGCAGAACAACTTTATGTAAAACTTCGGTCACTTACCGAACGAGGGAGATATTAATGTCTATGAATTTAAAAGCGATAACCGTATGTATCGGTTATCAACAGATTACTAGCCTAAGTTCGGCCCAAAGCCTTACTGTGCCTTTGCTTGATAAAACAGGTCTTAATCAAAAGCCTACTTTTGCGCTGATTACCCCTGAAACACAAGGCGTTCGTTGGCGGGATGATGGAACGGCTCCTACGGCCTCCGTAGGTATGCCTTTGGCTGCTGGCGTTACACTACAATACGACGGCGATTTAAAAAACATTCAATTTATTGAGCAGACAGCTAGTGCTAAACTCAATATATCCTACTACGCATAAGGAATAGCTATGGATCTCTCTAACGGTTCTGGTGGCATTGACTCTAGCAAATTAATGGACTATTTCACCAAAGACTTTCTTAAAGATCTTGGTCAAATGGCTGTTTTGCGTGATGAATTGGCTAAACGTCAAGGCGCTTTATCTGCCGTTGAGGACGCCAATAAACTGCGTTCAGACGCAGATGCTTACGCAAAAAGCGTAAAAGCTGAAGCAGACATTAATTTAGCCCAGGCTAAAGAAACTAATGAAGCGTCTAAAGGGCTAAAAAAAGCCTTAGATGCTAAAGAAGCTGATTTAAACAAACGTGAAGGTCAGTATGAAAAAGACTTGTCTGCGTTTAATAAATCAGTAGAATTACAGAAAAAAGCCGTAGCCGATGCTGAAGCGTCTTTAGCTAAAGCACAAGCTGACGCACAAGCCAAACAAAACCAAATTGACGCTGACCGCATTGCTTTGGATGCTAGAATTAAAGCTTTCCAAGCTAAAGTAGCATCTTTGGAAGTTTAATATTTAATCGTACTGGTGCGATACACCAGGGTTTCTTAAGGAAACATCGAAATGGACGAAAGTCAAGAAATAGTACCAGCGGAAGTATCCGCGCCAGAGCAGGTGGCAACGGCTGCACCTGAATCTGAAGTAACAGCGCCGGAAGCAGTAGAACCAGCAGCGGAAGCACCCAAAACCTTCTCACAAGAAGAATTGGACGCAGCTATTGGTAAACGACTTGCTAGAGAACAACGTAAGTGGGAAAGAGAACAGGCAGCTAGAGCGACAGAAGCACAAGCTCGAAAAGCCCCAGTAGAAATCCCGCCAATTGAGCAGTTTAATTCGCCTGACGAGTATGCTGAAGTTTTGGCAGAACGTAAGGCAGAAGAACTACTTGCTAGGCGTGAACAAGCTAGGATGCAGTCTGAGATCATTGAGTCCTATCACGACAAAGAAGAAGATGCTCGGAATAAGTATGATGACTTTGAACAAGTTGCATACAATCCCAAGCTTCCAATCACTGACGCGATGGCTCAAACGATTCAAGCTTCAGAAGTTGGCCCCGACATGGCTTATTATTTAGGGTCTAATCCGAAAGAAGCAGATCGTATTTCACGTTTATCGCCACTCCAACAAGCCAAAGAATTAGGGAAAATTGAGGCTAAATTAGCTGATAACCCAGTTGTAAAAAAGACTTCGAGCGCCCCAGCACCAATTGCTCCGATTACGGCGAGATCTTCTGGATCTCCAGCAACAGACACAACTGATCCTCGTTCGATTAAATCGATGAGTACATCAGAGTGGATTGAAGCTGATCGCCAACGTCAGATCAAGAAGTGGGAAGCGCAAAGAAACCGCTAACTATTTTTTAATTAGGACTTTATTATGTCAAATTCGATCTTAACCATCGACATGATTACAAGAAAAGCTCTCGAAATCCTCGAGAATAACCTTGTACTCACACGTAACGTAAACCGCCAGTATGACGATTCTTTTGCTGTTGAAGGCGCAAAAATCGGTTCTACTCTCCGTATCCGCCTACCAGACCGCGCTTTGGTAACTGACGGTGCCGCTTTGCAAGTTCAAGACGACAACGAACAGTACACAACTTTGACTGTAGCGTCACAAAAGCATATTGGTGTTAACTTCACCTCTGCTGAATTGACAATGCAGTTAGATGACTTTGCAGAGCGTGTTTTGAAACCACGTATCTCTCAGTTGGCTTCTTCTATTGATGCTGACGTAGCTAATAGCTACAAAGCAGTTTATAGCTCAGTTGGTACACCTGGCACAACTCCTTCTACTTCATTGGTGCTGTTACAAGCTCAACAGAAGTTGAACGAAAATGCTGCTGTTATGTCCCCACGTTACGCTACTGTTAACCCAGCAGCTAACGCAGGTTTGGTTGAAGGTATGAAAGGTCTGTTTAATCCTACAGACACAATCAGCCGTCAATTCAAGAATGGCATGATGGGTATGGGTGTATTGGGCTTTGAAGAAAT